GGGGGGGTTTTTTTTTGGGTATGATAACGGAATACGTGATAATGTAACAAAATGGCATAAATTCTAACAAGGATGCTAAAATAAAGCTTGTGTTTTTAACGGGAGGATGAAAATAGAATGGAAGAAATGAAGATACAGCAGAAGGTCTTTGAGATGATGGAATATGCTTACGTGTGTTTGCAACAATTTCCAAAGTCTGAGAAGTTTGCCTTAGTTGTGGATATAAAGCGGTGTATGAACCTTATCCTCGAAAGAGTAGTCGAGGGGTCTAAGAAATATTATAAAAAGACAACTTTGCAGGAGCTTGATGTTGAAGTGACAAAGTTAAAGGCATATATCCGTCTTTCTTACAAGCTTGGATTCCTCCCGATCAAAAAATACGAAATCTGGGCTGAGAAAGTCGTTGAAATTGGTAAAATGGTAGGCGGCTGGATCAAGAATGTCCAGAGATAGGGATTGCGGTGTAGCGTTCTACTCTGGTGGCAATTGGAACAACGGTGCTAATGCGGGTCTGTTCGCCTTGAACGGCAACAATCCCCGCTCGAACTCGAACTGGAACCTCGGCTTCCGCTCCGCTCTACCAAATAGTCAGATGCTGACAGCTCAAGGGCTGTCTCCCAGTACATGGTAGGTAAAGGACTGCTTTTCCTTGCCATAGGCAAAAAATTAAAACTGTGCACACACCGATAGTAGGCATATCCGAATTCCGTGTGTGCCAAACTGGAGAAACAATGTCGATAAAGAATGTTTATTATGAAATAACATCATTTGAAAATCTGCTCAGAGCAGATAAGAACTGTGCGTCGCAGCACACTGACAAATGGGAGATTATAGAGTTCAGAAGGAACCTTGAGGAAAATCTTCTGAACTTGAGAGACGGGCTCAGGAGACTGGATATTCCACCAGTGCGGTATCGCAGCTTCCTTGTATTTGATCCAAAAGTAAGAAAGGTTATTTACACTGATTACACCACGAAAGTGATTCAGAGGGCAATATATGACGTTCTATATGAGCCAATTCAGAGAGGATTCATAACTGACACATACGCATGTGTTACGGACAGAGGACAGCACGAAGCGGTTAGGAGACTTGCTTCGTGGTTTCATGAGTTTAATGGTAGAGGACAGTATGCGTATTATTACAAGTTTGATGTTAGAAAATTCTTTTACCGGATTGACCACGAAGTTTTGATGAATATCATTAAAAAGAAGATCTCCGACAAATACACTGTAGAGCTTATGCGGTACTATATGTGCAGCACACAGCGACCGTTCGGGATGCCACTTGATGGCAACCATCTTACAATTACGGACGATGAAATGCTCTGGGATAAGGGAATCGCCATAGGAGGCGGACTGTCACACATGATTGGGAATATGTATCTTGATCAGCTGGACCAGTACGCAAAAAGAACCCTGGGGATAAAAAAATACATCCGATTTGCAGATGATATCATTATCACTGATACAGATAAGGGAAAGCTGAAGGAATATGGGAAACTGCTCACTCAGTTTCTCAATGAAAAACTGCTACTTGAATTTAATGATCGGTGTGCACTCCGGCCAAACAGGTGTGGGTGTGAGTTCGTGGGATGCGTAATCTATCCAGATCATGTTCTTTTAAGGAAAAGCACTACTCTGAGAATGAAAAAGAACCTTCGGAGAGTGGCGGAAAAATACAAAAAATATGAGGTATCCTTCGATTACTGCAAGCAGGTGGCAGCCAGCTACGCAGGAATGCTTGAGCATGTTGATGGAAACCGCTTTAAGGATAAACTGTGGGAAGATTTTGTACTCACACACAATATGGAGGAATAGCATGGGTAAGAATGATTTAGAGCTTCTTGAAATCTATATGGACATGGTTGAAAAGCAGGATGAAATCATATATCGAATGACAGCTTTATTGAAAAGCTATGTCAGAGAGATACATAACCTGCGGACTATAAATGGATTCTTTGAAGTGGATTCAAACCAGGAGATTGACGAGAAAATTTTGGAAGAATGTATGGATCAGTACGAAGAAATGAAAGAATGAGAGCCGGAAGGCTCTTTTTTCTTTGGAAAGGAGGCAGTGAATGGAGGAGCCAATCACAAGGGCAGAGTACGAGGAGTATCAGAAACGCATTGAGGATGAAGACCACCGCCAGAACAAGAGAATTGAACAGTTGGAAGAAAACACCAAGCAGATCAATGCTCTTACGGTATCAATCGAAAAGCTGGCACAGTCTGTTGAGAGCATGGTCAAAGAGCAGGAGGCACAAGGAAAACGTCTTGTGTCTTTGGAAAGTAAAGACGGTGAGATGTGGAGAAAGGTCGTTGGTTATGTGATCACAACGATAATTGGCATTGCTGTAGGCTTTATGTTTACACAGATAGGTATGTAGGAGGTATGTATGCGAAAAAGGCGAGGCTTCCACCTATGGAAGAACATTAAAAAAGCAATAGGAAAGGTAGGCACTCTGAATCTGGTATTGATTCTGATGTTTGCCTTTTTTATTTGGTTTAATTGGCAGATGCTGTGCATATTCCGGGAGTATGAAGCTATACCGGAAACGTATGCCTGTGCTGTTATCGCAGCGACAATCGGAGAAGCCGGCATTTGCGGATGGATCCGCACGACCAAGGACAGGAAAAGGGAGCATGACTGGGAACGTGCAGACAGAAAAGAAGATAACAATTCAGAAATGGAGGAAATGAATGATGAGTCTTGAAGTATTTTTATTAGGTTTACTTATTGTATCCACACTGACCGGTCTTTTTACGGAGGCTATTAAAAAGTGGTTGGACGAGCGGGGTAAAAAGTATTATCCCAATGCCCTTGCAGGATATGTAGCAATCGGTCTTTCAATTGCGGTTGGCATTGCCTATATTATTCTGGTCGGAGCTGTACTTAATGCACAGACAGCGGTATATCTGATTGCACTGATTCTGTTGTCCTGGTTATGTGCAATGGTGGGATATGACAAGGTAATGCAGGCAATCGCACAGTTTAAAAGGTAGGCGATCGCATGGCTTTAACTGGAAAAACAAATGACGAGAAGATTTGGAATTACTTAAAAAGCAATGGTTTCAATGAGTTCGGTACAGCCGGACTCATGGGAAATCTGTATGCAGAGTCCGGATTAAAACCGACCAATCTGCAGAACAGTTCCGAGAAGAAGCTGGGGCTTACCGATGATACATACACAGCTGCCGTTGATAACGGAGATTATCAGAATTTCGTTAAAGACGGCACCGGGTATGGACTGGCTCAATGGACGTACTGGAGCAGAAAGCAAAATCTGCTTACATTCGTGAGAGCCAAAAAAACATCAATCGGAGATATGGAAACGCAGCTTGCATTTCTTGTTAAGGAACTGAAGCAGTCGTATTGCTCCGTATATAAGATTTTGAGAACCGCAGGAAGTGTCGCAGAGGCATCCAATGCGGTTCTTTTGCAGTTTGAAAGACCTGCTGACCAGAGCACAGCGGTTCAGAAGAAAAGAGCCTCGTATGGTCAGAATTATTACGAAAAATTTGTAGGAGGTACTAAGAGTATGAGTAGAAAGAGAAGTGAAATTGTGGCACAGGCACAGAGCTGGATTGGATGCAAGGAAGCTGATGGAAGCCATAAAAAGATTATCGACCTTTACAACAACCACAAGCCGCTGGCGAGAGGATATAAGGTTAAGTACACTGATGCATGGTGTGCCACTTTTGCAAGTGCGTGTGCCATCGCCAAGGGATATACAGACATTATTCCTACAGAGTGCGGCTGTGATAAGTTGATTGCCTTATTCCGGACGTTAGGATGCTGGGTGGAGAATGATGCCTACGTTCCGAGCCCTGGAGATTATATCTTTTATGACTGGCAGGATAGCGGTGTCGGAGATAATAAGGGTTCTAGTGATCATGTCGGTGTTGTTGAAAAGGTAGAAGGTGCCCTGATTACTGTAATTGAGGGTAATTATTCCAATGCGGTCAAGAGAAGAAGCCTTGCTGTGAACGGAAAATACATCCGGGGCTTTGGAGTTCCGAAGTATGATAAAGAAGCATCCGTCAAGCCGGCAACTCCGGCGACACCTTCCACTCCTGCAACAAAGAAGAAATATGTGCTCAAAAACGGTTCTGCCAAGGTCGGATATGCAACGAGCAGGAATAATTCTCTTGCTGGAACCTATGTAACAACATCTGATCTGAATATGAGGACAGGAGCCGGTACTGGCTACACTGT